TCAAATCCACTGACCCTATAACATCTACAAGACCATTTTTTTCGTCCACATTTTAAACAATACTTAACAGGACTTCCTTTGAATATTTTTTGTTTTTCGTTTTCTCTTTTTTCTTTTTCTATTGCCACTTGAAACGGACTTTGAAATCTGTTTGCTCATCGAGCTTCTCGACATGACCATTTGTATTTCTCCTAATAAAATCTTCCCATAAAGGTTTTATCATCTTGTGATTTTCAGAAACTTTCATTTCTGTTAACGCTGTTCTCTTGTCAACTTCAATAAGAGTTGTAACAATCCAAACAATAGAACCCGCAACAAGAATTACAGAAACACCATTTATTAATTGTTTTATTTTTAGCACTTCCATCTACGCCTCGCTTGTCTTAAACGACTGTTAGGATCTTTTGCAGCTTTAGGAAATTTTTTCATTTGCCCTGCTGATCGTGCACAATAAGATTTGCGTCTGTTTGCAGCTTTGCTACCTTTTTTTACTTTACCAGTAACAGCTGTTTTTAACTTACTTCCAGGGTTGTCTCTTCTATACTTGGCAACACCCTTTGCAGTCATTCCCGCCCCACTTTTAGTGGAGCGAAAATATTTTTTTGTCTTAGGCGGTTGTTTGTCTCTTTTTCTAGTCATTACGATAAGAATATAGTCAACTTGTTACCGCTGCCAGTGAACGCAGATAGATACGCACCACTCTCTGCTAATATACCATTGTCTGGAATATTAAGAGTATGTAATCCAGTTGGAAAACTTTGCACTATCAAGCTAGATCCACCATTACCGTCTGTTATAGTAAGAGCACCAGCAGAATTACCAAATACGACTATTTGTCTTATTCTAGATCTTGCAGGTCCTACCACAGCAGCGGAGGCTCCTTGATTCACATTAAAGGCTTTTACGTCAGATCTTGATCCTGCCATTATAACCTCCTATTAAGCTGCATATCCCATTAATTCAATGAATAACTTACCTGCTGTGTAATCTGCATCAGTTGCAGCTCCAGTTGTTAAGTATAAGAATTGATCTGCGGCTGGAACGGCAGTAAAGTAAACTTTACTTCCTAATGTTGCGTCACCAGAGTTAACTAGCAATGTTTCTGTTAAATCACCAATAGCTCCGTCTTCAACACCAGTACCTTCTGTTGCAGAGTGTACGTTAATGTCTGGATCACCACCTGCTGGTGCTTCAAAACACTCCATGCTACCTGTTAAGATTGTACCATTTCTTGCGGCAGTTATTTGACCAATGTGACAAACCAATGCAGTTCCGTTTACACCAATAATATCAGCTCCACCAGTTGATCTCAAACCAGTTAAGTCAATTAAAATTCTTGTTGTGATAATTCCACCAACTCTTTGAACAGAGCTTCTGTAGATAGTTCCAGAGCCAGTTGTTATACCAGTTCCAGCTTCTACTGCCATTGTATTCGCATCCATAGATGCAAAACCACTTGAGTTAATGCTTGATTGTGTAGTAATTGCTCCAGTTGTAGCGTCTTTACTTATTGTAGTAAAACCACCTTCTGATCGGACTGGACCCGAAAAAGTTGTGTTAGCCATATCAATCTCCTTGTCTTGGCAAATGTCAGTTACACCATGTAACTGTCAAGGTTTAGTTTATTATACACAAAAAAGGGCAGTATGTAACTGCCCTTTCATTTAAATTGTATTTAAGCTTACGCTCCTGGTGAACCAAACACGGCACGAGGATCAGAGAAACCAAAAGAATATCTTTCTCTTGCCTTATATCTCATGTTTCCTGTCTCGAAATCTGGATCCATAGCAGTAGCCATAGCCATTCTCTCAAAATGTTTTAGACCATTTGGAGCATCTGTCTTAATGAAGAAAGCATCTGTATCAGTCAAGAAGTCATTGATCACATAACCATTTGGTAACATGCCCATTGACTGCACAGCGTTGACATCGTTGTCTGCTGTTCCTGGTCTCATATTAGAAGCCATCAATCTTTCTGCTACAAATTGTAACTGACGAGGTATAATTAACTTCATGCCTCTTAGTGCAATAATTAATCCACGCTCATCTGTAAAACCTGCAATATTGATTAATGCATCTTCTAAAGATGTTTCGTTAAGATCTGCTGCTGCAACATTGTCTAGAGTTCCACCATTTGTTAATGGGTGATCTGCTACACATAATGCTTTTCCGTCACCACCTGTTACAGAAGTGTCGAATGCATTATTTAATACGCCTGCTGCTTTTACTTGCTTAGTATGTGCCATAGATCTTGCAAGTGCTCTTGTATAACGAGAAGAAATTTTGTCATAAAGGTTATCCTCTACGGCTTCTTCTGTTATTGAGAACGCCATTGCAACTGTCTCATGGTTATACCTTGCAGTATAAGCCTCATTTGCATCGTCAAATGTTACTGCGTTACCCTCTGACTTAGTGGGTGCAGCTCCAAATCCACTCAACATTACTTCTTCTTCAAACGCTCTGTCTGATGACTCGGTGTCAAAGATTTCTGAATGTTGACCTTCATACCTATTATACTCCATACCAAAGAGGGCGTTTAAACCCGGCTCTAATTCCTTGGCGAGTTGTGCTCTTGAAATTGCCATAGTTAAGACTCCTTATGATATAGCAGCATCAGCGTCACCACTAGAAGAGGCGAACACATGATTGTTGAGTTTAACGATATAAGAGATACCTGCGGCAGAGTGATCAGCGTTAGTCACATCCTCATGTACACCCACAATCATTAGAGGGTTTGAAGGATCTGATGCTTCTGCTGTTGATATATCAATCATAGCACTTGAAAGACCAGTTGTGGTATTTCCAGCTGTAGCTGTAGCTAGTTGTGCTGTTTTGAATATATCTGCTCTTGCAGTTGCCTTGTCAGTGTTTGTACCATCAGATGCAATGATGTATTTTTGCATCGGATTGTCATATATAAAACACTTTATATCGAAGTTAGCATTGGCAGTACCCGACCCTGCCCATGTATTTTTAAAGGTTAATTTACCTGTTGACGCATCAACGTATTCACATCCAGCAAAAACACCTAGGAGTTGTTTTCCATCTCCATCGGCACTTGTTATTATTGCTGCGGTCCCACCTGTCAACTCGACTTCAACTGGAGAACCCTGGAAAATCGCTGAAGCATCGCTTTTGATAAAATACTGATTAGTAGAATTGATGCCACCACCAATAACACTAATCGGCTTTAACCCAAACTTTACGTTTACATTAGCCATTTTAAGCTCCTTATTGCTTCATTATAGTTACTCGGTAGGTTTTGGTTTCCCACCGAAAGATACACGACTTTGCCTCTCGTTATGGATCGGCATCGAGGGATGCTGTTCCCTCATTAGGTTTTCATCCACGGCTTTCATCTGGTTGCGGGTCTGGTCCCGATAATATTCAGTTCGTTCTTCTACCGTTTCTTCTGGTATTCGGGCAAGCATTAAACCACCTACTCCAATTACCCCTGCATTCTTACCCTCTTCAATGGTTGGATACATGTCACCAGAATCTGGATATTCATCCGCTCTTACTGGCTCCCAGCCTTCCCGAAGTCTTGAGTGCATATTCGTTTTATCATCCTCACCTCTTAAATGAGTTCTAATCCAACGATGTTTATACCCAGCAGGTGCTTCTGGCATAGCCAACTTTGATGGGGGTGCCCACGGTTTTCTTCTTGCCGGGGTCTTTGCACGAGATTCATTGTCTCGTGATATTCTCTTCTCTGCCATGTTTCTACTCCTTCACATATTTAGCATATTCTTCCAGCGGAACATTCAGCCGTTTCGCAATAGCAATCTGCGAAGCAGTCAACTTGACTGTTCTGCGTCCCTTTGGTGATGACGACTTTGAAGCCGTTGTCCCAGCAGAGGCGACTCTGGGACTTGAGGATTTTTTCGGAGCTTCTTGAAACTTATGTGGAAATTCCGATCTAATCCTATTATCTAACTCAGTATAATAGTCATCTGACGTTGCGTCAAACCCTTCTTCCTCAATTAATTGCTTATGTAACCCAAAAGCTGCATATGTCATAGTTTGATCTTGTCCAAACCATGTGTTCTTACTTGCCCACTCCTCTGCTTTTGGATCTGGTTTAGGTTGTGCTTTAGGTTGTGCTTGAGGCTGTTCCGTTTGAACAGCTTTACCTTCAGCAGCTTTTACTTCTTCTCTTTGAGCTTTTATTTGAGCAAGTCTGGCTTCTTCTAAAGCAATGCGAGAAATATTCTGTTGTGCCTCATACATAGCATCAACATCATTTTCTTCTACAGCTTTTCTGTAAGCTTCTTTTGCAGCCAAAGATTGTGATTGTACTCTAGTATCAAATTCACCAACATAAGTTGTATCTAACTTATTTAGTTTTGATTGTAATTCTTCGTTTTGTTTCTTGACAGCCTCGGCATATTCAATTGCAGCCTGTCTCTGTCTTTCTTCTTCTCTAAATTTACTTGTTAACTTAGATATTCTTTTCTTTACAGAATCTGAATAGTGTTCTAGTTCATCCGTTTCTTCTTTAGCCGACTCTTCTACTTCAGCTTTTTCTTCTTGTTTCGTTTCTACTACAGAGGTGTCTTCTGAAGTCTGTTCTTCTGGAAGTTCAATCTCTTGACCCTCTTCTTCAACTTCTTCAACCTTTAATTTTTCTTCTTGCATACTAAGCTCCGTATGTTTTGATGTCGTCTGGATCGACAATGGTTGCAATGACTTCATCGTCATTGATTATTCTAACTTCTCCACCCTCTATTTGAAAACGTGAACCAGCATAACGACCAATGCAAACCCAATCGCCTTCCTTACACCAAGCTCCGTCTTCTCCAAATTTGTCCAAATCTTTATAAGCGAGTGGCCCGACTTTAGCTACATATGCTGTAACTGTCGCTCGTGCTTCTCTTTCTCTTACTGGATCGGGAACATAAATACCACCATCAGTTTTTTCTTTACCCATGTAAGGCATAACTAATATTCGCCAGCCTGTGGGTTGTGGTATTCTTTGTGTTAAGTTTAGTTTTTTTGCTTCTTCTTCGGCTTTTTTCTTAGCGTTCCTTTGTGCAAGAACGTACTCAGGTACTATTAGACTCATCATCCACCTTTTTTAGCAGGGTTTGTATATGTTCCAACGCATAGGTTAGTCCCTGTATCTCACCTACCATTGCTTTATAATGACCAATATCAGA